ACACCTCTATCCCCCTTTAATGGGGGGTCGTCCATCGGCGTACTAACTTAAATACGCCGTGTTTCGCAGCACGCTCAAGATGCTTAGGATCAACTGTAGCGTCACCAGTTTTGCGACGTTCCAGTGAAAGCAGGCACTTGAGCAGGGCGGGCATCCCGTCTATACAACTTTTTCTATAGACGGGCTGAGGCACCCATGCTCTAATTTCTGAGCGATGGAGCTTCATATTCCACCGATCGGTAGAATACCAGCTTTGAAAGCTGTGCCAACCCAGAGCAGGACTTGTCTCAAGCACTATGGGAAGTTTTCCCAGAATTGCTTCACATCTTTTCTTGATGTGATCGGCTGTCCGCCAGAAACCTCTTTTGTAAAATTGGTTCCCAGTGGATACCCAAGAAACAAGGCTTTTCACGTGCTTTTTGTTGCTAGGTGGGAGCTCTCGAAAGTAAGTCGGTGTTACTGACTCACCAAGATAAGCATCCATGCCGCACGACTCTCTGAACTTCCCAGTCCAGAAAGACTTAGCGGTGTTTACCTTACAATAGTATTTTTGTAGGTACTCAGCAACAAAAGACGCACAGTCTGTGGGGACAACTATGTCATCACCATAGACATACACATTCCTCGATACCTTTCGGATATTTAGGAAGGTGACAGGAAGGTTGTGAAAATCTAGTAAAGCCCCTATACATAGTGTATAGAAATACATGGACTCTACTGGAAAGCACAAGGCAGAACCCATAGAAGCAAACTTCCTTAAGGTCAATACTTCACCAGAAGGGAGTTCTGCTTTCATCGATCTGCAGGCGTCAATCGCGTCCATTAAATCAGGATTTGATTGAAACATGCACAGAGCCAGATCCCGTGGAACACGGTCACTGGCAGAGGATAAGTCGAGAGTTGCAAATCGACCATCTTTCGATGAAGTTAAAGCTAACGACCTATTAATAGACTGATCATCAAAATTGATATGACCAGCCGTTAACGGGTGTATCTGAAGCGCTTTCACAAGCATTTCAGAAAGCCCCTGCTGCGAATACTGAATGCAGCATGGCTCAATAGCGATAACTCTGGGAGATTTAAGCGTCTTTGGTACAAAAACAACCCTTACGGGCTGTTCTTGTTCCTCAGTAACGATCGTAACTTTCTTGAAGTCCTCAGTTTCGAAAGCATTCCAGTTATGAAATGCGTTAGAAAGTAGAGGGAAACTAGCTTCAAGACGATCGTGCCATAGTCGACAACTGTATTTAGAATTTCCAAACACATAATCGGCTGTAGCACCTGGGCCGTGTTTTGGTACAGATGAAAAAGGGTTGAAAGACCCAAAAACACCTGACCATAATAGGCGGCATATGCCAAGAAAATCATTCTTTTGGTCATATGACACAGGTTCACTTAAATCTGATTCGCTAGATTTGTAGTCTTGGACGGCTCTGTATTCCCTTGCGGGAGTGCAAGCAACCCTGAGTTTCTTAAAGGCGTAAGCCAACTGGCGAACGCATTCAATAACGATAGGGTAATGTCCAGGATCCGAAGAAATTTCTTCATTGTACAAAATCCTTCCGGACCACTTGTCGAAAATCAAGCCGAAGAAACCTTGCAAGAAAGCAGGGATCTTCCCTATCTTTCGAAAACCTCGAAAGAGAGTGGGGCTAATAAAGCCTTGGTCAAGAGCTTTTTCAAAGTCTTTTCCAAGGTCTGGCAAAGTGATTGTCAAAAACGATAATCCTTCTGCCTCGACACGAGATCTTATAGTTAACAGGTCTCGAATCTGTGGTTGAAGTGCGTCGCACCGGTCACAGCAATCATAATAGATGCACGTGACCATATCAATCAGGTCAATACTTTCGTAGCTTTTCAAGCTCCCGTCCTACTGGATGGTTGGCTTCTAGCTATGAATGTAGCCGATCTAAGTACAAACAAACAAGCACAGACTCAGGCCTATAGCCAGAGTAGAGTGCTCAACGTAATTAGTGTTGAGCGCCCAATACCTTTCCAAGAAAGGTACTGTCGGCCAGCGTTTTCAATGCTGTCCAAAGGTACCCTATTGTGGTATCGTCAAACCCAAACTCGGGTTCGTCGATAACAAAATAGACGCCCAGATCCTTATACTCGTTTACCGAGGTCAAAGGATCAGCCGCGACAACCCGTTGGTTGACGCGGACCATGCGACGAGTCCTACCTTTGGACTCTGCATGGGACACGATGAGCTCGAAGAGTTCATCAGATGTCTTGTAAACTGAGCGTAAGCCAACACTTTCGATTAAATTGAGAGTTTTGGCAACGGAATTAACTGTGAGTGTTTGGGGATCGGCTAAAGCCATAGTTATTTACCTCATTGAATGTTTATCAGGCGATTAGCCTGAGTTAATAAACGTTTAGTGACCCTGACGACTAAGGCCAAGAGCACTAAGGATAGAAAGCTGATAGGGAGACAAGTCTCCCATCTGCAGTCCGAAACCGAAAGGTGAAGCTGCTTCGCGCACTTGATGCGAAGCACTGTAGTGCGCGCTAGCGTAATAGGTACTCGAGCCGATTTTATGCTCAGAGTCGACCATGTACAAATATTTGGTCTCGCCCATTACGTATGCATACTTACAAACAAGATTTTGGGCTAGACCTGATCCCATGTTGGCAAATACATCGCCAGCATTGGAAGCCCAGTCCGCCATCCAGCTCCATGGAGTAAGCTCCCAGATGAGCCCGGGATTCGGCGAAAGACCATAGGATTGTAAAACGTTCGTTAACCGATCACCTACTGACCCCACATCGGGGATATAGTATTTGAAACGGCCAGCGAACCAAATCCGTTGAGTCTTTAGCCTACGAACGGTATAGCGACCCGTAATTAATGGGTTGCTGTAAAACGAAGTTGATGGACATAGTGAATGCGCAGTTTGCGTATCACTTCCAGAAATCACTTCGTCCTCATTCACGAGAACTATGGTGCCTTTCCGATATATCCACTGATCATTATCACGACGAATTTGAGAAATCATGTCGTCGAATCTATTAAACGTACGATACGTTTTATAGAGATCAGATAGAAAAGGGAACCACCCAAATTGGGCGTTAAGGTATTGATGTCCCAAGGATTTCGATCTGAAGAAATCAGACTTCTTCCCTCGGAGACTCTTCCATAAATTGAAGAAACCTTCGGCCGTGGTCTTGAGCATGTGAGGAACATCTCGTATTTCTACGAGAGCGACTCCCAAGTCAACACCCGGTTTTCCTGGACGGAAACG